CCTTTCGTTGATTGAGTAGCAAAAGGTGTAGCTGTTTCTACAAATGCAGTTGTTGCCACTTGTGTTGTATTAGTACCACTAGAAGCTGTAGGTGCAGTCGGTGTGCCTGTAAGACTTGGACTTGCTAGATTAGCTTTAGTATTAATTTGTGTTTGTACATTAGATGTAACACCATCCATGTAATTAAGTTCAGCAGTTGTAGCTGTAACTCCATCTAATATGTTTAATTCAGCAGTTGAAGAAGTAACTCCATCAAGTTTGTTTAATTCAGCAACAGTAGACGTAATGCCATCTAATGCATTTAACTCTGCTGCAGTTGATGTAACAGCAACACCACTTATTTTCCAACTACCTGCTGTTAGATTTGGTGTTATTGCAGTTGTTCCATCTAGTAAATCGTCTAAGGAATCTAAATTTGTATTTATTTTTGTACCCCAAGAACTTTCACTAGCGCCAACTTCAGGTTTAGTTAAAGAATAAGTTGTAGTTGTTGTATCAGCCATTTATTTCTCCTAAAAAGTTCCTTGCCATACTCGAAATTTGTCAAATTCACCACTTAATATATTTTTTCTGACAACTTCTTTACGAGCTTCAATATCGTTCCAATTCACTCCTGCGTCTTTGCACCATTGCGCCATAATATGTAAAGGTATAGAACCTACAAGACGATTTTCACCACTTAAACCTACTTTTGCTTTTCTTAAATCTTCAGCTCGATCTAAGCTCGGTTGATTATCAAATGTACGTGCAACTTCAATTTTATCGTCTTTGCGGTTGTACTGTATTTGTTCTTTTGTTTTCATATTATCTTAAATTTGGTGTGGGAAACTTAGCTCAAATCTCCCACTTTAAGTGTGGGGAGATTAAGGAGGACTCCCCACACCCAATATTCTACCTCATTATGAAGTAGTACAGTCAGCAACTAAACCTGAAGCCTTCTCGTTCTTAGAGATAAGCGTAAGTTCAGTTAATACTTGACGTTTAGTTGAGTCACCAGTTTTAGCTAACTCTGTATTCTTAGTTGGTCTAAGAACACCACATGCCCACATATCTGATTGCATAATCCAAACATCACGACCTCTGTTTTCTCTGCTAGGAACAAAATCAACTGTTCCCCACGGAGTTACATACACGTCTACTGCATTTACAACAGCGTTAGTACCACCAACTGAAGCTCCAATTGTAGAGCGTTGGTTGTTCATACCAGTAAATGCTAGTGCTTTGTTCATTTGGAACGCACTTAGATATACAGTATCAGGCTTACCACCTTCTTCCCAAATAGACTGCATAACACTATCAAAGTCTGCTTGAGAGAAAACAGTAGCTGTACCGTCAGTACGAGCTGTAGCACCTGGTACTGAACCAGTTGGGTTTGCACCACCTGATCCACCAATGTTTGCAACATTAGTTGTCACGTATGCTCCACAACCAGCTAGTTCACGAGCCGCTGATGCTGAACCTGTTTCGTACTTATTGTTATCAAACAAAGCCTTCTCAATGTCTAGCTTTTGCTCTTTAGCAATTTTTAACACTTGATAAGCCATCTCAGCTGAACGACCTGCTTTGTCAAGTCCTTCGTCTGTATCAGGGATTATCACCGCATTTTTAAAAATTTGTGTGTAATTCCCGAGGCGGGTAGTGGCTGTACGTGCTTCACCTACAGTATCGTCACCTTCAATGTGAGCGTTAGCTGCTGATGATCTGAGTGCATCTGTTTGCCACTCATGGTAAGTGTTACTTGCTTTTACTTTTTTCAGCGATGAGTAAAAAGGAGTTTCTTCAGGAGAGATGTCATAAATAACATTCTCTAAATCCTCACGAATACCTTTAACGTCATAGCTATCGAAAGTATTACTTGGCTGTGCCATAATATTTCTCCATTAACTATTTAAAATTAATCCAAGTGCATCATCGATGCTACCTGAATCCCTAAGTTTTGCCTTTTGGCGAGAACGTACTTTAGCATTAGAAGTAGGTTGTTTCTTAGCGCCTGGTTTCATCATAGGTTTCGCTGACTTTAACTTTTGTTTAGCCTGTGATTTGCCTTTTAATGTAGCCTGATACCTCATGGCATCGTGTAACACTTTAATCGCTCTGTGATCTGTAATCTGCGAAATTTCTTCAGTAGTATAACCATAATGATTTGTTCCGTAAGTTACAAGTTCTTCCTTTAGTGCAGTTGCTCTTTTAGAGTCTGCAAACTCAGGAATTTCACGTTGTAATATTTGCATTTGTTCTCTTAGATACGCTTGTTTTGCAGTTGCTTCAGCTTCACTTGTTTTTTGTGATACCTGTTGCAATTGCGCCATATGTGCATCATATTGCGCTTTCTGTTCTTCATACTCTAAGTTTTGTTTCATGTACCCGATAGGATCGGCATCAAACAATTCTTTTGTAGGTTTTTCAGGTGGCGCTGAAATATTACCATTTTGTAGCGATTGATACAACTCAGCTAATTGCTGACGTTCATTAGTCAAGGCTGCATAAACTGCTTCAGCTTCTTTCTTTTGCGATGCAGCATCTTGCATACCTTGTTGGACATACTTTTGCCCACTATAGCCTTGCTTTAAGTCATCTAAGGTTACTTCTTCTTCTTTACCATTAACTTTAACAGTAAATCTTTGAAGTTCTTCTTGACTTGCATCCTCTAGGTGGTTTTCGTCATCCTCAGAAGCATAGATTTCTTCGTCTACTTCTTCAACTTCTTCTTGTGATTCAACTTCTTCTTCAATATCCGATTCAGCAGTAGCTTCAACTTCTTCAGTTTCTTCTTCTGTTATCTGTTCTTCTTCAATTACAGCTTCAGTTGTTTCTTCTTGTACTGGCTCTAGTATGCTACTTAAAGCACTATCTACGTCAGTTACTTTAGGTTCAGTCGTAGTTTCACTCACGGTGCTGATTCTCCTTTAGTTAGTTTATGATTAAACATTACTTCATCCGTTTGTACGGAGTCGAAATAATCGTCAATCTTTCTAAGCGCACATATCATATCGTGTGCTTTCTCTCGCTGATCCGTTGTCGAATCTGCATTTACAAACACAGCTATTTGCTGATCTGTAATCTCTTTTAAAGCCAATTGAAACGTGTCATCAGCTTTTAATGTCCTCATTTTAGCGCTTTTTTCAACTATTGATAAGTTGTTTGCCACTAGAATCTACCTCCTGTGACAGCTTGTGCTGGTGATTCTTGTGGGTATCTAGCTTCTTGTTGTGCTAATTTAATATTCTCAACATCTACTTTTGTACCATATTGACCAATAATCTTAGCTGCATCAGTTAATAAATCTTGATCCATTCTATCACGCTCTCTATCATCAACTGCAATGGCTTTCTGTGCATCTATTTGAGCTTTTAACATATCCATTTCTGCTTTCTTATCAGCTTTGTATTGTTCTGCTTGTACTATTGCTTCTGCTTCAGTTAATTGTTGTTCAGCTTGTGCTTGTTGTTCTGCTTGTTGTTGCATTAACATAGCTTCTGTTTCAGGTGTCATTGGATTAAAGTAACGATCAACATTCTTAATTCCTGCTATACCTAACATATCGCCAAGTGTATTTCTAATACCTGTCATAGTAACTAAACCATTTTGTGCGCCATATGTTGACCATATCTGCATCTGCATAGTTAGTGCTTGATTTAATGCTGCTACTCTTGATTCTTCTCTACCTGTTCCTAATCCAACATTTACAGTCATATCCATAGAACTATTCCAAGAACGTGGATCAACTGGAACAAATTCTCCTGACAAACGCATAAGCGTTTCTTCACAGCTATTTTCTACTAACAACTTACACATTAATGTAAACAATCTTTTTAAGCCACCCTCTGCAATATTTCGAGCCATAGTTTCTATTTGTGCTGAACCTTGTTGTGCTTGTAGACGAGCCGCAGTAGCAGAGGTATTTTGTAATGCATCCGGGTCTAATCCCATTGAAGCTCTGCTTACACCAGTTTTAGCTTCTACAGCATCGTCTAAGTATTGCATCGCAGTTAATACCTGACCTGCGACAAAAGGAGTTGCAATATCGACAAGCGCTTGTGGTGACTTCATTCTTACAAGACCACCAATCTCATTGTTCATTAAATCGTCAACATTAACTTGCCCTTGTACATAGCCTTGTCTTGGTGAATTAGTTAGCGCTACGTTGTCCATCATGCCACGCATCATAGCTGTAGCAGAGTCTTGATCGTTCATTACTAAGTCTGCCACACTACGACCAAAGAACGTGTGTGGTTCAGGATCAATTTCAAATACTGCAAATGGCACATCACCATATGGCTCACATTCTAACAATTTGTTGTCACCACCTGCCATTAATATTCTATACATTGAAGCAACACCTGTACCCTCTTTATCCATTTTCATGTAGGCTTCTGTTACAGCAACTTTTTTCATGCTTATGTCTGCTGTAGAATGATCTTCGTCTTGTTCGTAACCTTTACGCTCAAACGCTTCAGAATCTGTATATGTGTCATCTGATGACAAACCTGACAATTGGCTTACTTCTTCAAAATCATAACCCATAGTAACAAGATCGCTTACTCTCATTTCTGACCTGTGAGCAACTACATAAGCATCTTCTACTGATTTTGCGTTACGATCTACTAAAAATTCTTCAGGTGGTACAGATTCTATGCATAACTTACCTTTTTCTTTGCGATAGCTTACTTTTAATGAATACTCAGGTGTTTCCATTTCCATGCCATCTTCACCCATTTCCATAGACATTTCCATAGATTGTTCTATAACTGTAGCATCAGGCTCATTAACAATAGCTAACATTTCTTCTTCTGTGACGTTGCTAAAGCTAAAAAATTCTTCTTCTGTGTTATCTTCCCACCAAATCTTCAATACACCTGTTTTTTTAATTAAAGCATCGTGTATTGCATCGTTTAAAAGCGTGTATCCACTTAATTCACTAAATTTGTAGTTACAATACCTTGTGGCTTGTTCTGCGCTTTTTACATCTTCTTGGCTTGTAGGTATAAACTCAACTGGATGTTCAGAAGATAAAAACACACGCATTAAGCTAGGTTTTATTGCTCTGATAGTATCTCGAACTT